GGTGTCGCCCAGCTTGTTTTTTTGTATATCTCCACCGCCCTGGGGTTTACTTGCTCCCTCAAGTTTGCAGGAGCCGTCCTCCCTTTGCGCGTTGTCGTTGCTTGACGAATTAACGCTTCTTCTGATCGTTGTGGCAGATGGTCCATTGTGTTTGGTGTTGCCCAAGATGTAGACTCGCTTTCTCTGGTGAGGAGCGCCAACTTCACGCGCTGAGAATATTCCCCACGTTGATCTATAACCATCTGATTCCAGTTCGCTAATGACTTCTCTGAGTCCGAGACTAATGTGTCCCTCGACATTTTCAAAGAAACAGGAAATAGGTCTAATTGATTCAATGTGTCGCCTGATATGAGGCCAAAGGTGCCTGGGGTCGTCTGCTCCAAGTCGTTTCCCTGCTGAACTAAATGGCTGACAGGGATAACCGCCAGTGATGAGGCTAATCTTGTCTCGAAAGAGGTGTGCTGGGAAGGAAGTAAGATTGCTGTAAATAGGCGCTGGCTCCAGCCTCCCTTGTTCCATTTTCGAGAGTAGGTTTGCAATCGCATAGGCTTCGATCTCCACATAAGCGACGACTCTATGTTTAAACCCTGCAAGGTCAAGTCCTCGCTCGATGCCACCATATCCAGAGCAAAAGCTGATGACAGTTGGTAATTCTTTGGTAGTATCCACATTATTCGCCAGCCGCTATAAACTCGCCAATCGTCATGTCACCCACGACAGCCATTCTGCCTAGCGACTCCATACTCGGCATTCTTTTTCCGTTCATTAGCAGGCTTAGAGTGCTAACGGACACTTCTGAGCGACTCGCCATTTCATTTTGATTTATGTCTAGCTTGTACATAACCGCCCTTATTGATCGTCGAATATCCATGATTAATTCCTTATTAGTGAGATGCTATAGTAAACTAAATAAAATAAATAGTCAAACCATTTGACAGATGGTTATAAATAGTCCATTATGTCACCTCAACATCAGAGAAAAGGAAAAGAAAATGAACGGATGGAATGGTAGTTGTGAGGATTGGTTACACGGTGATGAGAATTTAACAGACGAAGCTTATCCACCAGTGTCACCAGAAGAGATCGAAGAGGCGTTAGCGGATATTAAGCTAAGAGAGGAGAAAGACAATGAAAGCTAAAAAGATTAAGCCATTAACGCCTGGTAACAGCATGAAAAGAATAATCGATACAATGAGCGCGGCAGATATGAAACTGTCTTGGGCCAGGTGGGGAAATCCTCTTGATTTGTGGTTCGATGAAATGTGCAAAGAGATGCCTGGCAATAGAGGCTCTGACATACAATACCTCGAAGATTTAGAGCGAGGGGATTACGATTGTCAGCAAGGTAATCCAGCGAAAGATGGTGAGTCACTAGGATACGAGATAGGCTACGGAGCGCGATACGTTCTGGAGCAGAATCAAAACCACCAAACAGAAAGGGGAATGAAATGAACAGTAGCGAATCAATTAAAAACTTAGCGGTTGCGCTAGTAAAGGCACAGAAAGAAATGGGCGGGGCGGTTAAGGATAGCAAAAACCCCTTCTTTAAGTCTAATTATGCAGACCTAACCTCGGTGATTATGGCAATCAAAGAGCCTTTTAGTAACGCAGGGCTTGCTTACACTCAGTTTCCAGTGAGTGAAGATGGTCGAGTAGGCGTGGTTACAAGACTAATGCACGAATCAGGTGAATGGCTAGAGCATTCCTATACGCTTCCAACGGTAAAGAATGACCCTCAAGCCGCAGGTTCAGCCATAACGTACGCAAGACGGTACGCACTTCAATCTATTGCAGGAATACCAACGGCTGACGATGATGCTGAAAGTGCAATGCTTCGGGGTAACGGGTTGCCTGTTGTAGAAAGGGCCATAATAGGTGACGACCAAGCCACTGAAATCAAAGGGCTGCTGGCCGAGTACAAGATAGACGTCAAAGCGTTTCTTAAATACTTCAAAGCCACCTCTGTCGATCTAATGCTTGCCTCTAACTACACTAGGGCAATAGCGACCTTACAGGCAAAGGCTCCGAAGTCTGGGGGTGAGTCGTGAAAACTCAAACGGTACACATCAACGCAAACTTTAAGGTTGAAATTGATAAGTGGAATCATACCTTGTTAGAGTTTAGACCCGCTGAAATAATAGAGCGAGGCAAGAACATAGGTAAGGTGCGAAAGGAAAACTGGGCGGTGGTTGGATATTATAAAGATATGCACCTTGTTATCCGGAAGCTGTCTGAATGTATTGGGCTAACGGACGCTGATTACTCCATGATGGAACACTGCAAAGCGGTATTAGATAAGGCCGAGACTTTGTGTGCGTCAGTTGCAAAGGTTTAAATCAAACACGCTGTCGGTAGTCACAATACCGATAAAGGAGACAATATGATTATAAAGGACAGTCAGGGGGGGGGAGGGGATCCAAAATACTCCCCCAAAGGCGGCAAGATGTTTCATGAAGATGGATACCAGTTGCCTGATGACGAGCCTCTAATGGTTTTTCGCGGAAAAGATATAGGAAGTTTGATGGCTATTTATGAATATGTGTCGATGCTTGAAGACCAGCCGCAAAACCAGACTATTGTTAGTCACTTGGAGAGCAGTTTGGAGAGATTGGGTGCGTTTTATCACTACCAAATAAACAACCCTCACCTACAGTCAGTCGGTTGCTCTATGAAAGCCCATGATCGCTATAAAATGTTCTTAAATTTTGCAAAATCTAAATTAATTGAGCATGGATTGGAGGTTGAACAATGATTATATTAGATCAAGAACAGGGTAGTCCTGAGTGGCTGGAGTCGAGGCTGGGGAGGCCAAGTGCCTCTCAATTCTCTAACCTGATAACGGTTACTGGGAAACCATCGTCTTCTGCGGCTAAGTATATCCTTAAGCTAATATCTGAGCGTATAACAGGCGAGTCTGAGCAGTTCTTCCAGAGTTCAGCCATGCTTAGAGGTATTGACTTGGAGAGCGATGCTAGAGAAGCCTACGAGTACATCACTGACAACAAGGTTCAAGAGTATGGGTTCATTTTAGATGATTCTGGCGAGTATGGGTGCAGTCCTGACGGTATGTTAGTTGATGAAAACATAGGATTAGAGTTAAAATGCCCTCTTGCCCCGAACCATACTAAGTATTTACTAGACCCCAATGAGCTAGTTAAGGATTATTTTCAGCAGATTCAGGGCTGTATGCTAGTCACTGAAAGGGAGGCATGGGACATATTCAGCTATCACCCACTGGCAGGCCATGTGTTAGTGCGAGTACCAAGAGATGAAGAGTTTATAACCAAGTTGAAAGCCGAGATAGATAAGGCTGTTGACATTATTTTAACCGAAACGAAGAGGCTAATGATATGAGTGGAATTAACAAAGTATTTATTATAGGAAATGTAGGCGCAGACCCAGAAATTAAATTCTTGCCTAGCGGTGGTGCGGTGGCTAACTTAACTGTGGCAACCAGCGAGACATGGAAGGATAAAACTACAGGCGAAAAGAAAGAAGCTACCGAGTGGCATAAGGTGGTGTTCTTTGGGCGTGTCGCTGAGATAGTCGGGGAGTATATCAAGAAAGGCTCCAAGATTTATGTTGAAGGTTCGCTGAAAACGCGGAAGTGGCAAGATCAGGAGGGTAATGATCGCTACACAACGGAGATTAAGGGTAATGAGATGCAAATGCTTGACTCTAGGGGCGATGCTAGCTCAAAAGATCCAGCACCCAAAGAAACCCCACAAAAAGGCTCGCCACAACAATCTGAAGCCGTTGATGACGATACTATACCTTTCTGATCTGTGCCATTCTAGCTAACCGCGTCCTACGGGGCGCAATGAGGTTTTAATGAAACATTTAATCATACCTGATACGCAAGTAAAGGCTGATACTCCGATAGAGCATTTGGGGTGGGCAGGACAGTACGCGGTGAAGATGCGGCCAGATGTTATTGTGCATATTGGTGACCATTGGGATATGCCTAGTCTAAACTCTTACTCTGGTGCAGGAACCAAGAGTTTTGAGGGCAATAGATACATTAAGGATATTGAGTCTGGTATCTTAGGCATGAAGGAGTTTTTAAAGCCTATCCGCGACGAACAGGCAAGGCTACGCAAGAACAAAGAGAAACAATGGAAGCCTAGAATGGTGTTCACTCTTGGCAACCATGAGAACAGGATTGCTAGAGCCGTAGAGTCAGACCCTAAACTTGATGGGCTTATTGGGTTTAAAGACTTAAAGCTCGAAGAGATGGGGTGGGAAGTAGTGCCATTCCTTATGCCAATTAAGATTTCAGGCGTGGTCTACGCTCACTATTTTACTTCGGGCGTGATGGGGCGGCCTGTATCCAGTAGCAGGGCATTAATTAACAAGCAATTACAGAGCTGTGTGATGGGGCACGTTCAAGACCGCGAAGTCCATTTTGCGAAGAGGGCTGACGGTACAAGGGTTACAGGACTATTTGCAGGAATATTCTACCAGCACAACGAAGAGTATCTTAATCCACAAACAAATCTATCGTGGCGTGGTATATGGGTCTTGAATGAGGTTGATGATGGTGCTTTTGACGAAATGCCAGTGTCACTTAACTACCTTAGAAAGAAGTACGGACAATGATAGGCTACCTCGGTGTATCTCTAATATTATCCGCTATGTTGTGGGGTGAGTACAAAGACAGAGGAGCGCAATAAATCTAACACATAATTATCTATGTGGATTCCTTATAGACTATACCAATAAAGGGCTACAGTTAATATTATGTTAGGATTATCATTCTTATTGATTAGTTTTAACGGATTGTATAAAAACACTTAGGTGGTACCGTAACAGATTACGGCACCAAAATATGAGAAAGGGTAACGGGTAACTTAAATGAACACTATGGCTATCAAAATGTACGAAAATGATAAGCATAGTAACCAGGAGAAAGGTATGGAAGCAAGGGCAGAAGATTGGTTAAGACTTAGGGAAGCGCATCCTGCTATTGAGAAGGAATTAGTTGACGTAGGTTACAGGAAGAAGGAGGGCACTACCGAGATCCAGGTGATCGTGCGTGGTGATGCTGATTCAGAAACGCTGGTCTGTGAGATAGAGAGGGCGGTTAACTTTCTAAAGGACTTGCAGAAAAAGCTACTGTTAACGCCAGAGGTCAAAAAGTTGGTCATGGCAGGGAACAGTTTAATGCGCGACAAAGTGTGAGATTGTAACAGTTTAATGCGCTAAAAAGTGTGGTGTTTTGCTGACATATTGCAGGCATAAAAAAGCCCCATTGCTGGGGCAAGGTACTGCGGGAGTATTAGTTTATAGCGCCAGCTGATACTGCCAGACCGTACACTAGGAAGCCGGTTAACACGGTGACAACAATGGCAAGTGATATGCCACCCCATACTTTTAACCTTTTGGCTCGTTTGTATTGCGCTTGGGTGAACAGGAATTGATCGTTTTTCATTGTATAGCCCTCATT